TGCTCTTACCGCTTGCCCAGCTAATTGATTTTGTGCTTTTGCTGCTTGTTCATCTAACTGTTTTAATGCTTCTTGTGTGACATCAGCCTGATACTGATTCATAAAATCTTGTGTGTTAGCAGTCGTTGGATCAAACTGTGTTTGAGCTGCCTGTAGTGATGGTATTCCTAAACCAGTTGTAGCTTGTGCTTGTGTTATAAAAGGTTCAAAAGATGCTAAACCAGTTCTTTGTCCTGTTGCAGGATCTATACCAGCAATTCTTTGTGCCTCTGCTATACCTGCTTGTTCACCTGTTGTTAATCCAGCAATATCTCTTTCAAATTGATCTATGCGTTGACTTGCAAGTCCTCCAGGATCTGTAATGTTACCCTGAGCGTCTCTAACTTCAGGTGCAAAAACAGAATCTAATAATCTTCTTCGGTAATCTTCTAGAAACGGTGCCTCTCTTGCTATTTGTGTTGATGTTTGTGACATTAGTTTGGTCTCTCTGATTCTGGATCTAATCTATTCATCATCTTATACATTGCTTTTGGACCTCCTGCATTCTCTACAGCTTTAGCTGTAAATACAAACTCACCATCGCTTAGCATTGCAGGTATCTTATCATCTTTTGGTCCACCAGGACCGCTTATTTGACCTGTTTTTCTTGGAAATGTTTCGCCACCCTCTGCCATTGTTTGTATGCCCATAGGTTTTCCATCATAGGCACTGTAAGCAAACTCTGTTCCCATTAATCCACCCTCTGCTCTACCTTGAGGTTGTTGTATTACTGGGTTTAAATTTTTTATTCTTAACTCTTCTGGTGGTCTTGCAAACTGTCCACCATAAAATTTATCTGTAGCACTCATATAATCTGCAGGATCCATAGGTTGTGCTCTTCTTGCATCTGCTGCTGCACCCATATATGCTAACACCGAAGGTAAACCTACACCTAATGCACTGCCAAATCCTGTCAACTGTCTTCTGCCTTGATCATCAGTATCAGTAAGAGCTGGTATTTTTAAATTTGATAAACTAAATCCACCACCTTTACCTCCACCTGTATTCATTCTATTTAACATTTGCCCTATAGAATTAGAACCACCTGTAGAGCTTCCTGGTGCAGCTTGACCAAATAAACCCATTTTACCACCAAGACCTGCAAGTCCTGCTGATATGATTGCATCTTTTGGTTTTGCTCCTCCAAGTAATGAAGCTAGTCCTGAACCAGCTGCCGCTCCAAAAACTGGACCTAATGGCGTCGCTGCTCCTATGATTGGTGCCGCTACTTGTACGGCTTTTTTAAGTATACTCGATAATCCTTTTAGCATATTCTCCTAGCAATCTATGAGTTGTTTGTAGCAAGGAGGCTGGCCTTGAAGATTAAGCCTAATTAATCGTATAATTATAGGCAAATTTCTATTAATGTGCAACTAGAAATGAGCTTTGATATTACAAAGGTGCCTATGGTCCGTGTGACGTGGTTAGACGCCCGTGATACAGAAACAGGCTGGTTGCCTATAAAAGACATACTTAATGCTCCGTTAGCCGTGTGTCAAGAAGTAGGATACATGGTAGTAAAAAATAAAGAAAAGATTGTAATTATGCGCTCATGGTGTACAGACAAAGATGACAATCATGGCGGTGGAGTGATAGCAATACCAACAGGTTGGGTAACGAAAGTAGAATTTTTAGAGGTAAGTTATGCAGAAAGAAACGATATTAGGAAGCCTATTTAGTAAAACAATTTACAAAAGTACAATTGATAATTACGATTCAATAAATCAAAAATTAGTTACGGACATAGAGTCATATGTAAAAGAAAAACCAGGCAGTGTTGCTGCCACAACTGATGTCATGGGTAATACAAACAATGCTAATCTTGAAGACGCCGTTGATAATTTACACCGTAGATCTAAATACAAAGACTTGTTTGTTGAGTTGAGTAAACACATATCAGACTTTTTTATAGCTAAAGGTTATAATTTAAAAAAATTTGATGCACATTTTACAAAAGCATGGGCAACATATACGACTAAAGGTCAATACATAGCCAGTCATAAACACACAGCAAGTCATTTTAGTTGTGTTTACTATGTACGTAATGACAACATGGGTAATATAAAGTTTGAACAAGAATTAGCTGCTCAAACTGGCATGTATATACCGCCTACAGATCAATACATTAGTGACTGGAATGAATTTAATTTTGCAAGTTACAATATCCCAGTTCAGTCAGGTGATTTTGTAATATTTCCTAGTGAACTACTACATTATACAGAAACAAATCAGAGAGAGATACCTCGCATAAGTATCAGTGCAGACATTTTATTGACCATGAAAAATGGTGTCAGCACTGAACATTGTTTGCCACACCCTAAAAGTTGGGCTGTAATCGATGTCAAGTAAACTTTTTAAAAAAGTTCTGTTGATTTCAAACAAAACATGTTTACATTAGGTTCTCACCAAAATTAACAATCAACAGGAGAAAATATGACAGAACAAGAATATTTAAGCGCTATAGCTAACCTTGCTGATAAGGTGAGCAGATATCATGAAAGGCTGATGGCAGCTGAAAGAGATTTAGAAAGACATTTAAGTGATGAAAATAAACATCGCTGTGAAAGCTGTGAGTGTGAGAACCGTTAAAGGTCTCCTCCCTCACTTTTAGTGCTAGGCATTTTAACGACACGGATGGTTATATCCTTGGCTTTAGTTGAAGCCCAAGGATTACCACAGTCGTTGCAATTACCTGTAGCTTGTTCTTCTTCATCAACTTCAGCATTACAATTCTTACAATAAATTTTTACATATACCTCTGGTTTTAGTATTGGCACCTCATGCCCTGCAACCATTTCAGTTCCTATTTGTTCTGCGTCTTGTACTTTCTTACCTATTGACATTATATAATCTCCATAAAGTTTATTGAAAACTTAAGGCCACTGCCTTTTACTTTTACAGTATCACCCTGTTCTAAAACTTGTGTGGTTGTAAGATGTTTTACAGCGTTATTATTTACACTTTCATCTAGTATGTGAGTTTCTACAGATTCACTACTGTCGTTAATAGACACCTCAGCTGTCACTGCACCTCCACTTTTATTAGAAACTGTCACATTTTTTAGTATGAACGTAGCAGGTTCTGTTGGTGGTGTTGTGCTTAAATTTGATGCTGGTACAGTAGCTATTACCACTAATGATCCTGTGCCTGTTGCACTTACTCTTTTAAAATTGTCAGCCAAGGAAAAAAGTCCTTCTTGTAGAGTCTTCTTTTAAATCTTCTTGAAAACCAAAGTTTAGTTGTTGTGTTATTTGTTCTAGAATACGAATTAATGTATCAAATTGTAAAGCCTCGTATTCCTGCGTTGCTGTAGGTAATACAGTTGTATTTATTTTAGCCATTATCTGCCTCCATCTGGTTTAATATCTAGTCGCAATGTACCATAACGCCAGTCGGAATCCAAAGTATTACTAGTAATTTTAACGTTTGTTTGTCTACCTCTGCCACGTAAATCAAAGAATTTAGTTGTATTAGTAACATCTCTGCTGATTGTTGTACCTGTGTCTGAAGGATATGTTTTAAAACCCATTGTCAAATTAGCTGTTCCCACCTGGTTTTTAAAGTCTGGTATACCTTTACTTACGGACAATATCTGTTGTCCATCTTGTATGTCAAAATCGCCTGATGTGATGAAAGCTGTCATGGCTGATTGATCATCATTAACACCCTCTTCATGCTCATAGAATATAGATGCGCCTGCTGTTACACCTTTCACAGTCGGTGTAGTCGGTGTGTCAGTTGGATTGTATTTTGTTGCATACGGTCGTTGATAAACACCATAGTCTGTCCAAGTTGTTCTAGCTAAGTTTGATGTATACCAAGTTTGCTCTAAATAATTGTATGTAACAGATCTGTTTATTTGATTAGATGTATTAGATGCATAAAACCAAGTAACTTCGTTAAACTCTGAGTTTACACCAGCAAATGTTTCTGGCTGTTGTGTGATTGAGAAGTCTTCAAATACATAATCTTGTACACTACATGGTATTTTTTTGACCGCACCATCATAGAGATAGAAAGCGTTTTGTGACATCCAATAAGCTATACCGTTCACATCTACAGCTGAGTGCACACCCACAGCGCCACAGTTTGCACCAATTTGTACAAGAGAGAAAGTAAATGGTGCACCTACAAACTGTAGTGCATTGAGTGATGTATCTGTCCATACTAATACAGCATTACGCGATCTTACTGCTGACACAATCTTTGATCCGTCTTGTATTCTAAATGACCCAGCAGTGTTGGTGGCTGTTGGTACAAAATCATTTGTTGTTTCTTGTGAGGCAAATCGTAAAAATAAATCATCTTGTGTAACTGAGTTACCTATCACTGTTTCTGTGCCAAACAAAAATACATGTCTGTCGGGCATTGATACTAAATTAAATCTAGAATTAGTTGGTGTATTTGATATGGCGTTTGCTCTTACACCTGTTCCGTTGGACGTGTCCCACAAAAATGTTTTACCCTTACTTACAGTAGCAATTAAATCTTCACCAAAATTGTCAAATGACCAGTTACGTGCATCTATTGTAACACTTGATGTTTTTCTAGGTTCGTTCCAACCAGGATCACTTAAAGCTGTGTAATCTGGAGAGTTCCAAGTATGAGTTCCCCAACCATAACCATAAGACGATTGATCTGTGCCTATTGATATTTGATATTTTAAATTACCAGAACCGCCACCACCAGATGTAGATCCAGAGGCTGTGCCTGTGTGTGTAACCTTGTAACTGTTTGCATCTACCACAGTTGTAATTTCAAACTCTGCATTCATGTCTAATCCATCAATTGCAGAAAAAGAATCAAAAGTTACAAAATCACCCTGACCTGCACCATGACTATTGTGAGCTACGGTAACTGTCGTAGTGCCAT